TAATCAAAATACTAAATCTGGCACAGGTTACTGGACTAACTAATGGCTAAAAGAAAACCTAGAAAAATTAGACCTAGAGAAAAGAATATTCCTAAAGGATACGATAGTAAGTGGGAGTATGAGTTACACGCAGGTATACTTCACAACTGGAGTCACCATACAAACAAAGTACCTTATGTAGTAGAGCATACTTATGAACCTGACTTTGAAAAAGATAAAATACTTATCGAAGCAAAGGGTAGGTTTTGGGATCACGCTGAGTACAGTAAGTATCTATGGATTAGAAAAGCTTTACCTAATACAATGGAACTTATATTTATATTTCAAAAGCCGTATGCTCCTATGCCTGCAGCTAAGAAAAGAAAAGACGGTACTAAAAGAACACATGCTGAGTGGGCTGAAGCAAACGGTTTTACTTGGTATACTGAAGATACCTTACCAAAGGAGTTTAAGTAATGATTGATTATAAATTCAATGAACATAATACAATAGAACAAATAAAAAGATATGTAGATAAGACATACGAACAACACTATTCTTCTGGTAAGCAACAAGCAACAGAGATGGTTATAGATGCAGGACACGGAGATGGTTTCTGCATGGGTAACATTATAAAATACGCTATAAGGTACGGTAAGAAACCTGACTCTGTTACTGGAGAATATAAAAATCAAGGTGACTTATTAAAGATCATACACTACGCTATCATAGCTATACATTTATGGACAGAGGACAAAACAAATAGTGAGTAGATTATTATACATGATTCCTTTTATAGGAATACCTATAGGACTTTACTTTTTAATTACTTTTAATATTTCCTATGCTGTTTTAATTGCAGGGTTAGCTCTAACACAAAGCATAATTTGTTTTGTATACCTTATCTGGAATATATTTTTAGCAGGTATTGATGGTCTATTAGAATTAGAAGTTAAACTATGGGATGCACTTTTCCCTGTAGTGTTTATTTTAATATGTGCTATTTCTTTTTTATATACAACACTAACTAATTTAACAACAGCTTTAACAGGAACATAACATGATAGAAAAAAACATAAATGACGTAGGGTTACCCACAAACTATCAACAGTTTATACATCTTAGTAGGTATGCTAGATGGAACGAAGATAAAAAACGTAGGGAAACTTGGGATGAAACAGTAGCACGATACTTTGATTTCTTTGAGAAACACTTAAAAGAAAAGCATGGTTTAAACGATACTATCTGGACTGCTATTAGAAAAGAATTAGAAAACGGTGTGCTTTCGTTAGACATTATGCCTAGTATGCGAGCATTGATGTCAGCAGGTAAAGCATTAGAACAAGATAACGTAGCAGGATTTAACTGTAGCTATGTAGCTGTGGATACACTCAGAGCTTTTGATGAAACACTGTACATACTTATGTGCGGTACTGGTGTGGGCTTCAGTGTAGAACGTCAGTATGTTAATCAACTTCCTGACTTACCAGAGGAACTCTTTGATACTGATACAGTTATTAAAGTTGCTGACTCTAAAATAGGGTGGGCAAAATCCTACAAAGAAATGCTATCGTTACTTTATGCTGGACAGATACCTACTTGGGATGTGTCTAACATAAGACCTTACGGAGCTAGGCTTAAAACATTTGGTGGTCGTGCCAGTGGTCCAGCACCGTTAGAAGATTTGTTTGAGTTTACTATTAATCTTTTTAAACAAGCAATAGAAAAAGGACAACGTAAGCTAGTCTCTATTAACTGTCATGATTTGATGTGTAAGATCGCAGAAGTTGTAGTGGTAGGTGGGGTAAGGCGAAGTGCTTTAATCTCTCTCAGCAACCTCTCAGACGAACGTATGCGTAACGCTAAAGCAGGTTCTTGGTGGGAAGACAATCAACAACGTGCGTTATCTAATAACTCAGTAGCTTACACAGACGCTGCAGAAACTGGTGCGTTCATGCGTGAGTGGTTATCTCTGTACGAGTCTAAGAGTGGTGAGCGTGGTATGTTTAACCGTCAGGCTGCAGAGAAACAAGCAGCTAAGAACGGTAGACGAGAAGAGTATAAAGACTATGGTACTAATCCTTGTAGTGAAATCATCCTACGCAACAAACAGTTCTGTAATCTAACTGAGGTTGTTGTTAGACCTTACGATACTATGGAGTCTTTAAGAACTAAAGTTGAAGCAGCTACTATACTTGGTACGTTCCAAGCTACGTTAACAAACTTTAGATACTTGACAAGTAAGTGGCAACAGAACACACAAGAAGAATCTTTGCTTGGTGTTTCTCTTACAGGTATAATGGATAATGTTGATATGATAAACGGTAAGATAGATTTAGAGTATCTAAAAAATCTAGCTGTATCAATTAATAAAATATGGTCTAAGAAACTAGGTATCCCTCAATCCGTAGCGATTACCTGCGTTAAACCTAGCGGAACAGTAAGTCAACTAGTCAATAGTGCTTCAGGTATTCACACTAGGCACAGTCCATATTACCTTCGTACAGTAAGAGCCGATAAAAAAGATCCTTTAGCTAGGCTTATGGTTGATGCAGGTGTATATCACGAAGACGATGTAACTAAACCAGAACATACTTATGTATTCTATTTTCCTATCAAGAGTCCTAAAGGTGCGTTAACTAGGAAAGACTTTACAGCTATTCAACATCTAGAAATCTGGAAACAGTATCAAGATAAATGGTGTGAACACAAGCCGTCTGTTACTATCTCAGTTAAAGAAAACGAATGGATGGAAGTAGGTTCTTGGGTACATAAAAACTTTGATGATGTATCAGGTATATCTTTCCTTCCGTATTCAGACCATTCTTATAGACAAGCTCCTTATCAAGAGATAACTTACAACGAGTATCGTAAGTGGCTAAAGAAAACTACAGACATAGTAGATTGGTCTAAGATAACCGAGTATGAAACAGAAGACAATACCGAAAATACTAAAGAGCTTGCGTGTAGCGCAGGTACTTGTGAGATTATTTAATGGAAAAGAAAACAGAAGCAAACTTAATAAGTTTTAAAGTACTTCTTAACAGAGACAATCAGTTAATAACAGAGATGTCCATGCTCCCTGAAAAACATATTGATAGATTGTTTCATGTTGATGAAGCTTGGATCGTGCGTAATGTTATAAAGAAAAGTAAAGATAAACTATACAACATGCATGATTACCTTCAATCAGAACTGCAAGCTTTACAGGAGAGATAAGTTACTTCCAAGTATATACCCTCAACGGTTTAGCTTTACCTTTTACTTCTATAGGTTCTAGTTCTTGTAGCTCATAGCAAGAATACTTGGCAGTCTCTTCACCTATTAACGTACCTACTCCCGCTATCTTAGTACTTGATTCTAATCTAGCGGCTACGTTACAAGGATCACCTATCAAACTAAAAGCAAACCTATCGGTTGCTCCAAAGTTACCTGCTATGCAAGTACCAGAGTTTACACCTATACCTATAGCAATCTCTGGAATACCTTCTGATTTAAATACTGCGTTTAACTCTATGATGT